CAGCAGACTCTCCGTCTTGGATTGCGTTCTGCAATCCAGTCATCGCCTCCGCTGACTCGTTCAGTGTCTTGACGTCCACCTGCTCAGAAAGTGCGACAAGGCTCTTAAACCAAAGCGGAGCACCTTCCTCAGAAAAGTCTGCCAGATCGACGGCGATGCCTTTCAGAGTGCTTGCAACTCTGACCTGAAGTTCAGAAAACTTGCGGTCGATTTCGTCAGCCTTGGCGATAAGTCCTTCATCCAGTACAGCGCCGACCTCATGGGAACGCTGGATAAGCTGGCGCAGCCCCTCATCGCCAGAAGACAGCAGTTCGACAAAACGTTCGCCACCAGTGCCGCCGAAAATCTCATCGGCAATACGGATCTGCGCCGCCTTGTCCATGCCCTCGAGTCGACCAATGATCTCAAGCATCAACTCAGATGGGTCACGCAGCTTCCGGCGCAGATCATTGGCCGAATAACCAAGCCGGTCAAACGCCTCTTTTGCAGGCCCAGCTCCGGTCTTGATCAACTCATCAGCCCGCAGGTTCAGTTCTTTGAACCCGTCCACAAGCTGATCAACGCCGATCCGGTTCTGTTCTGCGACGAATTTCCACTCCTGAAACGCTTGAACACTCAGGCCAGACCGCTTCGCTTCATTCCCGATTTCAGCAATGCTGCGGATGGTCATGCCAAGACCATTGGTCAGGGTATTAATCGCGCCGGTCACAAGACCGCCAGCAATACCGCCTGCGAACCCGATGGCAAAATTGCTGACGGAAGACCGCATTTCATCGAGATTCTTCTGGACGGTGCGCGACATGCGAGTGGTGCCCTGCTCGGCTCCCCTTGTCATCCTCGCAATCAGCTTATTGTTGCGGTCCATAGCCCGCGCGAATTCGCGATCCTTCGCTTGCAACAGGATCGTGATCCGCTCAAGGTTATCGTCAGCCATTACATACCCCGGAGATTGCCATGCCGATGTTGCTTACCGCTGTAGCCGTTCTGGAAATACTTGGAGGTGCAGGTGTTTTCGCCATCGCGGAGTCAGCGATCCATGAGATTCTTGGGTCGTTGGCAATCGGCTTCGGGTTCCTGACACTGGGATTGGTGGTCATAATTGACGAACTGCAAAAACTTCGGCGTGCATATCTCACCCGTAACGCCTGATCAGATCGTCCATTTCTTCCATTGTCGGGGCGGCTGGCATCTGGTCGCCCTGCGCCTCGTTCCAGCCGGTGATCAGCAGATCGGTGTCAAGCGGCGTCATCGCCCAGACCTGCGCAGGCAGCAGGCCCATCACGCCGCAGATGTTTCCGACCCGCTCTCGGGCGTCGTATCGCTTTGCTCCGCCCTTGCTTTCCCGCTGCGCGAACCAGCGCTTTTTTTTTGAGGCTTGACCGCAGCAGGAACGAAGGCCAGCCCCAGCAAGCGCACCGCCACGCCGCGCAGGAACAAGTTTTCCGACGGCGGCAGCGATTCGATCAGCGCATCGGCCTTGACGTCAGCCATACCGGCACCGATCAGCCCCAGCGCCACCAGATCGCGCGCGTGACATGCCCGTCTGATGTTGCCGTGAATCACCTGGTCCCACAGATCGAAAATCCCGAACGGCGCATATTGCACCTCGAACCGCTCGATCTCGATATTGCGCAGGATCAACCGGCGGCTCTCACCGCCGATGACCTCCACCAACTCAGCGGATGTGCTGGCGACAGCCATCAGGCGGCCGTAAAGGTGACGGCCCCGCTCGAGGCCAGCGCAAGGCTGTAGGTCACGCCTCCCTCTTGCTCCCCGCCGTATTCGGTGCTGGACAGGAAGAACGGGCCCTGAAAGGTGCCGAAGTCCGGCACGATGACCTGAAAATTGGCAATCGGGTCATCGGACAGCGCCAGGGTGTTCAGATCCGCTTCAGCGGCTTCGTCCTTGAACAAACCGTTGCCGCTGATCGACACGCGCTTGGCCCCGGCCATAACCTCGGTCCACAGTGCGCCGCCGGGATCGGCACAGTCTGCCGTCGTCACGTCGATCTCGGTATTGTTGATCGTGATTGTCTTGGACGTCAGCCCGCACAGCACCGTGAATGCCTCGGTCGGGGTGGCGCCGTCGCCCTTCTTGATCAGGAGCGTACGCCCCTTTTGCTTTGCCATGATCTGGCTCCTTTATGGTGGAGTGCCTTGCCAAAGGGCGAGATTGGCTCAGTCGGCCAGAGCGGCCTCAAACGCCACGATTGCGACGTAACTTTCACCGTCGGCTGCGCGGTCAACGGTCTGGGTCATGTAGGTGCACCAGTCTGCGCTGTATCCAGCCATGACCGCGTTGATCGTCGTCTCCTGATCATTCAGCGCGGCGCGGACTGCATCAGCGATGCGGGCAGCTTCGACCCGGCCAGTGGTCGGACGCGAATGCGCCTCGACAGAAAACACGATGCTATGATCATCGACGCAAGACAGCCGCTCAGGCGACAGGTCGAGGTTTCCAATGCGGACATATGGAAACGTCACCGCCTGCGGCGGCTCATCGTAGACCCGCGCACCGACCAGCGCCGACACGCCAGCATTGGCCCGCAGCACAGCGACCAGCGCCCGTTGCAGGGCAAGCCCGGGTCCGTCAGCCATGGATAGTCACCGCGACCTTGCCAGCAACATAGGTTTTAAACCCATCCAGCTCGCCGGTTGGAATAACCTCTCGACTGACTTCAATCTGATATCCGGGGCCGAACTCTGCCTTTACTTCTTTACCATCGGCCAGTTCGACAATGACATGGATACGGTTAGTCTCAGCCATTGAACAATTCCTTCACCGCCTTGTTGACGGCACGCTTGGCCCGGCTCTTGTGGCGTTTCCGGGTGACTGCCAGCGCAGGGTTGACGAACGGGCGCGGCCCGCGCTCACCCTCGATGACCTTGGATTTCGGCCCGAAATCGACCAGCACAGACCCATCTGCGTTCTGGGTCGAGCGGATCTTGTCACGCTCATGGCCGTCGCCATGCACATCCTTGCCGACCGGGATCAGCACCTTGGCTGTGCGCACCAGCTCGTCACCAGATGTTTTCACAGCCCGATCCACGTTTTTCTTAATCCGTTCAGGCAGCTGCGATAGCTTCCGCATCACCCGGTCAGCGCCGATCACCGTCATGTCGCCACCTGTGTTTCACAAAGCATTTCCAGCTCCTCGTTCGTACGGCCGACAGCTGCGATACTGCGGATGTTCCAGGTCTGACCGCGGGCTACGATCCTGTCGGCCTCTGTCACGGCCAGAGTTTCCGGGGCGCGCAGCACCCTGATCGTTGCGAGGCGAGGCGCTTCAAGTGCGCCGGACTGGATCTTTTCGCCGCCCAGACGTTCCAACATATCCGCCCAGCAGGTCAGCAGGTTCGACCAGTTGGACATGACGTTGCCATATCCATCATCGCTCACAGACTGACGCTGGAAGGTGATGCGATCTGATCGTTTCCCCGCCTGCATCACAGCACCCTGCGCCAGCGGCCCAGCAACGCCTGCGCGGACATCGGGATCTCGGATACCGCGACAGTCACCACCACGCCGCGATGCTCATGCCAATGCTCGACCATCATCTTGATGGCCATCTTGATGGCCGGCGGCACGTCCGCTGCATCCCCGAAACCGCAAACCATCGTGATCCGCACCGGGTATGGGTCAGATGCACTCAGCGCGGGCTGGGTGAAGCCGCTGGCAAAATGCAGCTCAGCGGCCATTCCGGGCGCGCGCTGCAACCATGTCATGCCGACATCGACATCCTGTTCCGCTCCGTCCTGATCCAGATATGCAACAGCAACGGAAAGGACCGGCTCGACAGGCAACACGATGGCACCCGGCCATGCAGTAAGCTCCAGCAGCCATTCCTGCCGAACGATGGCCCGGCCGAGCATGCCGGTCGGGCCATCCAGAAGATCGACCGCCGTGTCGATCCATGCCGCGAACAAATCATCCTCGTGATCGAAGTCCACGCGGCAATGCGCCTTCGCCTCTTCCACGGTGACCGGCGCTGCGGCAGGACTGACAGTTCGCGTAAGCCGCATGGTCAGGACTTCTTGCCCGTATCAGCCTTGGCCCGCGCGGCATCAGCCTCGGCCTTGGCCTTGGCAGCCGCCGCATCGGCATCAGCCTGTGCCTTCGCTTCTGCATCAGCGTCGGCCTTGGCCTCTGCATCAGCCTTGGCCTGCGCGGCATCAGCCTCGGCTTTCGCTGCCGCTTCGGAGCGCTGACGTTCGATTGCCTCAGCATCAGCGGCGACACCACTGGCGATCAGGCGCTGCGCCGTGGCGTCGTCAAAACCTGCGCTCTCACCGGGCTGGTACATCTTCCAGCCCTTCACAAAGATAAGCCGCTTCATTGGGGCAAGCGGTCCATGCCGCCGAAGACGATCACCGCCGACAGGGCGGCGGTATCGGTGTTG